GTCCTCTTCACTCTGTTTATGCTCTGGGAAAGCACGTCTTATAACCGCGTCCAAACGGAAAGTAACAGACTGCTAGTCAGCCATGCCAAGAAAGAATGGGTCTCTTGACATGACCAACTACCTGTATCCACTGAGGGCTTAGCTCAGTTATCGCCGGAGTGACACGGCGACCAGGGGGCTCCCCGTGATCTTACTAGCAACGGTGGCACGCGTAAATGTACCATTCACATGCAGGGAAACATGTGGCTGACCCAACGTTGTCGGACTCACAGTCCGTGGTCCGGCCGACGCCGGTTGGAGACCAATGGGTGGTCCGAAGGCGTAGACAGCGCGATCAGCAGTTCGCGCCACCTACCCTGCGGAGCCCCCCCAAAGTCAACTCCCGGCTCATCAAATCGGAACCGTAGATATGAGGACTCCAACATCTCCTTTCCTTCAGGAATGTCTCGGACGTCCCCCACGTCAATAGAACCGTCGTACGAATCAGCACTCGCCTCGAGCCTCAGCTGCTCTTGGACACTAATGCTGGGCAAAGCGTCTCCACGTCCATCGGCGACGTATTTACGCAAGCGTTCGCACACTTCGATTGTCGGCCACACCCCGGGTGCCGGATCAATCTGCCTTCTCCCATAGTATTTCTCAGCGCCAGAGAATTTGGAAGCACCGGCTGTGATCCTTCCCACCAAGTTCACAAACGCGAAGATCACGGGGTGTCCGGGTGAACGGACGTGCGCTGACCAAGCCACTGACCTTAATAAAAAGGCGAGTTTTGATGGCTTCAAGCCAGCGCCCCGCAACCACGCGAAAGATCGCAAGGTTCGTAGCACGTTTACAACGGGCCCGCAGACGTTCGGCGGTTCGGGAAACCAACTCCTCAGAAAGTCGGCGTCTTCTCCACAAACGTTGGCAGAGAATTTGAACCCCAGACGCCTGTAAACGTCTACCGCCACCCATCGTCGACGAACCGATCCATCATCGCCTTCAAGAATCGCTCCTGTCCCGGGTGGGCTACCGGGAGCAAACACCATGTTGAACGCTTCATCAAAAGTCTTACCGCGCAGGGTTAGACTAGTAATCAGCAACAACACGTTCACATCCCAATTGCCGAAAGAAGTCTGGTACTCTCCCGACTTCCGGCGGCGGTGATGCAACCAGACCAACAGTTCACGCAATTTCACCGTGACGTCTTCAGTAATCTCTTCAAAATGCTCTGCAGCTTTTATCATTAATTCATACCTTAACGCCCATGAAATAAAACTGTTTTCCAGCTCTCTCACCACCGGGCCGCAACTACCCTCAAAACCACTCATGTCCGTGACCTGTCGATCGGTCGATTGAGCGGTATAGATTTGCCATTGAACTTCACTCTCGGTCTTGTCCTTGATGTGTGCTCCCGCGAACAGATGCAAAGACCAAAATTTAGAGAGAATATCGCTGATGGGACACAATAGTACATTTGTGTAAGAACCCATAGTTGCGATGGCGCGTGGCCTCGCCATGACACGCGCCGCCACTTCTTTCGCAGTCGACTCGTCCTTAGAGAAAACCCCTGGAGTGTTACGATGCTCGGCTGCAACAACACATGAGAATTCCTCAAAGACGGCAAGGTGTCGCTCCACCTCGACTACGGAGTGACTCTTACCGCACACACGTCTGAAGCGCTCCGCAGGCTCTTCATCCGGTATACGGCGTGGGTCAGCGCGGTAGGCTGCTTTCATACGCTCAAGCAGTCTTTCCGCATTCGATTCGAGCTCCAGCCGAGCTGCTGGCTCTAGGACGGGGTCATCTCCGATCACCCTAACCGCGCCCGCCACCGCTGCTAGTTTACCCAAGCAAATGAACCCAGCCGCCAAAGGTTCATCCAAGCTCGTGAGAACTAACCCACTTGCCCTCACGGCCTTACCAGGAGGTCCACCATACAACCTGGCGCCGCAAGAGCGGACTGAGAACACATTTCCAGGTCCTGCTCTCGGCTCTGCAGAACGAATCTGAATATCCATCGGGTTTACCGCCATAGTTACCCAATGTCCCAACGGAGGAAGGTAGTTTCCCTCCGAGCAGGATGTTCCCGAGTCGTCGACTAGTCACGATAGTTCCAAGTCCCCCACCCGACCCCGATCACCAGAACCCACAGCAGAGTAATGTGCACCGCGATCAAAACGGGAGGCATGCATGAACATCGCCATTGAGACCGAATCACTACGAATCTCCGGCTCCCACCACGGGATGTTTGTTTCAATCTCGCGTGAAGCAAACGCCGTAAGAGAAGACATGGACGAATCCGCCTGGTGATTCCCGAACCTCTTGGTAACGAGTGTCCGGAGCGTTTCCGAGTACAGAATTTGACCCCCTTGGACCACGCCGACAAGTGGCCCAAAACGAGAGTCAGAACTCCTGAGAAACCGTGCGTTAAACCAGCCGATTGCTCGTGGCCCGAACACCCAGGACAGAGCTCTCAACCAGAAAAACCTTTGCCAAGCAGGTCTGTGGATGTGCCAATCATAACAGCGCGTAGAAATGTACGCTGGAACGTAAGGCACGCCCAATCTAGTATCACCCACATGGCGTACATCGTCCCGGTCGCCTCCAGGCCGAAGCACGGCTTTCCCAAATCTTAATAGCACGTTTCGAGAATGGCCCCCGAGACACAGACGAACTGTGAACAGGAGCAAACCCAAGATAGTGCCCAGAAAAATTTTTCCTCGGAAAAGCAAGTCTCTGGGACCGTCAATACCCACCCAAACGGCAGTTCCAACCAAGACAAACGAAATAAATATCCGCAACGCAATGCTAGGATATCGAAAACCTGATGCCTTGTTGAACCCACTAAGCGGCAGAAGCAGCACGTAGCTCAACCCATCGACGTCTACGCTGAAGGCGTCATTGGCTAGCTGCCTGCTCCCATCGCGAAGTAGCGCGAGATGCTGGGGTTGGCGGTCCGTCATGCGCGTGGGTAACGCGAGCACTCCTGCTTCTACGTCATCCAACGCCACGACAGTGACTCCAGGGCGGTGATTGATCAGATCACCGCCGTCGGAGCTTGGAGGTCCATATGACGATAAAATCGACTGTAACGCTGTATGCATGGATACCGTACTCTCTTCATCTATAGTGGAAACGGTAGATGTGTCTTCAGGTATCATGGGGTTAATATGGATGATAGGAGGAACTTCAGCTGTTCGCTGGTTCGATCGGCCTCCTCCTCGGCCTCTCGAAGCGGCGCGGCCTCGGACAATGACTAGCTGCCCTCGGCCCCTCCCCCGACCGTTAGCGACGGTCGGCGCACTGGGTTTCGATTCTGGGATACCACGGGACCCGCGACCCGTTTTGCGCTGCGCCTCCCCATTTGACTGTGGGGCTGCGTGCTTAGAACCTCCCTTGGGAGGAGTTGGAACTTTGGTTTTGTTAGAACCGGGCATTTTCCCGCCTGCTAAATCTTTTGTCATTGTGTTAAGTTAGATAGCAGTGATTATAATCTGGAGACATACACTGATGAGTCCCCTAAATAGGTCTTTGAGTGTATCCTTTGCGGAACGACAACGGTGACCCATACCCGCTGCCTAACACTCTGGTTAGCTATCCCAGAGAGATCGGAGGACTCGAACGCGGAACCTCTCATCTTCACTACTTTAAGTTCCCCCCACTCGACTTAAAGACGCGACCGCCTGCCGCCCTGAGATCCTTCGGAAAGGGTAGAGTGGTACGCAATTCGACTTCGTACCCTCGCCTAGATCTATGCTTGTTTTCTATCCCTAATAATGGCGCATCGAAAACACAACCTTGCTTCCACCTTATTCATATCAAAGGCTGGTGTAGCCCCAATTTTATGGTATGGGACTTTTAACCAATCACTCCGCGATTGAGTGTCTTCAACTCCTACAAAGTTGGTTGCGAGACAAAGAAGGTGGCACAAATTCTCGCAAATTTGCCAGCG